TAAAAGCATTCTCAGAATTTTCTTGAAATTGCTTTGACGCATAATTCCAACCATCAACAAAACTCTTTTGACGATCTATTTCTTTTTCAAGATTACGCTGACGAGCATTGTTTATTTGATCTATTGCATCAAGTTCAATATCTCGCACTTCTTCAATTGTTTTAATTCTTTGTTCGTATTCTTCACGCGCTTGCTGCCCGCCGCCTTGACGCTTCATTTCATATTCAGCATCCTTCATTTGATCGTTATATTTTTTTTCTGCCTCAATCAAACGATGGATATTTTCTAATGCAAGATTAGACAAATTATATTGATTGGTGGACATCAAATAACGGTTGCTTTCCAATTGCAACCTTTGTTTTTCAGCATTTAATGTTGATTGAATATTGGCAATGTCGCGCCCTTTTTGTTGCGCTAAATCCAGTTTGAACATTTTGTCTTGCAATTCAAACTGTTCTTTTGTTAATTCTTTTCTTGCTTCTTCAATTGTTTTAATTGAATGAATTACACCTAGTTCGTTATCTAATATTTTCTTTTTATTTTCTTCAAACAACACAATATCTTCAATAGTTTTTGCAGTTAATTCATGTGCATTATTTAATTCGTTAATCTGAATTTTTGTTTCAAGTTGTATTTTTTTAACAGCTTGAGCAGCTTCAATTTCTAATTTTTTTTGTGCGTATCCAGCCGCACCAAGTTCAAATTTTTCTTTTTCTAAATTAATTAATTCCTCTGTGTGATCTGTTTCTTGTCTTGCAATTACGTCTCGCGCATATGCTTCATTTCTAATAGCCGCAAGTGCTATAACATAATCTCTTTGTTGTTGTTGCGTCAGTATTTCTGATCTGGTTTTGTGAATTTCCGCAATTCTAATTTTTTCTTTTTCGTAATTTAAATCTAACAATCTAAATTTTTCTTGTTTCAACGCCAAATCTTCTGCTGACTTTGCAGATAATTTATAAGTCTCAAGAATATCAATTCGAGCGTTTGAATCTTGCGCGGCAGCTTTTGCTAATTCATTTTGTTTTTCAACGCTTAATTTTTGCAATTCATAAGCATTTTCACCAATTTCAAATTTTTTATTTTCTAAATTAAGCAAACCAGATATTGCATCAAATTCTGCATCATTAACGGCAGATTGTTTTTCTTGCTCAATTGCAATATTGTCCATTGTGAGTTCATGCTCACGCTGAATACCTTGTTGCCGCAAACCATTTGCTATTCCAAATTCTTTTACTCTTGCAATAATTGCTGCTTTTTCTTTTTGATTAATTAGATCAGTTTCAGCTTTATCTTTTGCGCGATCTTTTGCAGCAGTATTACGAATTTCTGCCAGATCATTAGCTAAGTCCAACAGCATTTTTTCTTGTGATATTGCCGCTTGGCCTAATACAATTCCTTTAGAATCTACCGCAAACATTCTGTCTGCAATATCTGATTTTTCTTTTATTAATTTAATTTCAAGTTGCAATGCTTGGCGAGTTTCTTCTTTGCGTTTTTTTTCGTCGGCATCTTTTTTTGCTTTGTTTTTATCTTTTTCTGTTTCAGTAGAATAACTGCCAGCAGCGGGTGCAAGCGAAATTTGATTGCCGCCTGTTGATGCTTCAGTAGCTTGACCGTAATTAGTTATGCCATATTCTGTTACTGCTGGCATACCTAAATTAGAAAAAGAATTTATGCCTTTTGCAATATCTGAAATGGAATTAACAATTGCGGCAAATGGCGCAACTGCTTTTTGTGCAAAATAAAGAATAGATTTAAATGCTGCTTCTATGTTGTCCCATGCTTGTGCATTTTCTTTTATAGCGGCAACAAGAGCAGGATCGCCCATTTCTTTGTATTTATCTACAAAGGTTCTGACATCAACGCCTTTCATTGCTTTGCCAAGCAACTCTTGCTGAAGTGCCGCCCTTTGCGTTGTATCTTCTACCTTTGCAAGTTCTTGTACAACCCGTTTATAAAAATCCGCAAGTTTTAAATTTTCAACATCCTTACCACTGATGTTTAATTTTTCAAATGACTTACGCATTTCATCGCTGCCATCAATGGCACTCTGCTGTGCGCTTGCTAGTTTTTGTAGTGATGTGCCTACGTTTAAAGCCTCGCCACCAGAACCCTGCATCGCTGCTTGCAATGCAATCAATGATTCAATGGTTACATCATATGCCTCAGCGGTATCTGCAATTTGATCGGCAGCTTGAAAGGTTTTATACATCACCCCTGCAAGTACAGTTGCGCCAATTGTTGCTTTGTTTAATAATTCAGCCCGCGCCTGTTCCGTTTGGCGCATCTGCTTTCTTAGTTCATACTCAAACTCTCTTGTCTTTCTTGTGGCCGCATCTGTACCCTTGATAAACTCATCAATATTTAAACCAAGTACAACGCCAAGCCGGGCAATTAATGACATAATTTAACCTGTATTTTTTGAACGATATTTCTCTAATACTTTTTTTAATTCAATTTTCATTCTTTCTACAACAGCATCACGATTTTTTTCCATTGCCGGGCGCAAGTATGGTCTTGCTGCCATTCGCACAGTACCTAATTCCCGCTGTACCGCCAAGGCAGAACGCTTGCTCATGCCAGAAACATTCACACTCATATTTTTATTTTTTGTCCCATATTCAACAGCAATTGCTCTTGCATCAGAAACATCGCCTATGTTTTTAATGCCGCCGCCTGAAGTGCCAACAAATTTTTTTACAACTTTTGCGCTTACTGTGGCAATGACAATATCGCCGGGATCAACATATTTAGAACGCAAATCTTTTCCTTTTACTGGTCTTGCTGATACTTGCAAAGTTCTTTTTAATTGACCCGTGTCTTCACCATGTCCGGGATACAAATTATTTTTTGCCGCTTGCAAAACAATCTTCATCGCATTTCTAGCAGCGGGAACTAAAACATTTTTTCGTGCGTCTTGCACCCCAAACTCTTGATTTATTTGATCGAGCAAATATTGAAATTCTCCAAAGCCTTCAAATTTAGCTTTTGACATTAAACTTTCCTTCCGCACCGGGCATCATCTGCATAAACAACAATAACCGCTTGTTTGCCTCATTTGCTTTTTGTTGCTCAGTCAATGGTCTGTAAATGTATTCATAAGACAAACCAAGAATTTCATTTAGCGTATATGCCTTAGAACTGCTTCCGCGAATATAATTAAAAACACCAGTAGTAAGTAATCCAAGCGTGTTTAAAATTACCTTGTTGCCTATAAAGCCATCATTTAATGCAACCATCACAATATTAAAATCATCCTCGCTCATTGCATCTGGATCGCCGCCATGTGCCAGCAAATATGCTCTAGTCTGCAAACGCAATGAGCCTATTAGTTTTTTTTCGTTTCCTCATAACTTGGCGAAATTACCTCTGCAATTTTCTTCATCAATTCCAATTGCACAGGAAACGGAAACTCATTATTAATTTCTTCGTAAGTTAATTCGTCCATGCTTGCGCCTTCCATTTCCGGCACAAGCAATTTAACCATTTCCAAAACTCTTTGTTCTGTCTGAGCAGTAATTTTTGCCAAGTCTTTTATTGATCGACCGTCAACAATTACATCATCATCAAGATAAACAATTGATTCACTTTGCAATGATTCTTTTTTTTCAATTAGCGGGGCAATTAATTCTTCCGTTTTTTTTGTAATATCAACTTCAGAAACACGCTTGTTTATAACTTCCATTTCAGATGACAATGGAACGCGCACCTTAAAGTTTTGACCACCCAAAACAAATGATCGAGTTCTTAAAACTTGTTGGTTAATTTTTAGAATTTCTGACAGTTTCATATCTTATCCTTTTTTAATAATGCCGTTATATATTTCGTTGTTCAAATCAGATACGTATTGAACAATCTCTTGCGGTGTCATTTTATCAGCATGATTCGCTGCAATAGCATGAACCAGCGAAATGCCCGTCAGTTTTTGTTGCGGAAAGCCGAACCAGCTTTTAGGTGCAATCAGCGATTGCTCAAGCAAATACCCAAGCAAATCGCTGTTGTTGTTGATTTGTGTTGTCATATATTCTCATGTAAAAAAGCCCCCGAAGGGGCGATTGTTTTAGTTGTTAGACCAGCCGTACTGACCACCGCGAGGATGTACAGTGAATACGCATTTGGCCTCTGCGCCGGGAGCAGGATCAATTTGAAATTGAGAAACCCGACCATTAAATGCATAAGCGATTGTGTTTGAACCGTCCACCGCAGCAATAACAAAAGTCCGATCCACAATGCCGCTATATGCGTCTGAGCGTATTTGAAGCAACGCAGCATCAGATGGGTTCCATGCTGCCGTGATTGATAGCGAAGTCGGGGCAGATTGCACAGGAATCTTATCCGATTGACGCGCACCGGCAACCGAAAAGTTTGCCACTGCATCATCCTGACCAAAAGCCGGGATCGCCTCAACAGGAACCGCAACACCGTTTACACCTGTACCACCTGCTGATGTGCCGACAATAGCCGCCACCTGTGCAGCCCATACCGACAGGTTGGCCGTTGACAATGGCGTAGGCGTTGCCGCCGACTGCATCCAAAGTGATGCGCTAAAGCCGGGTAATACTTTATTTGGGATTGCCATGATCTTTTCCTAATTAGACGTTATTTGACCAGCCAAATTGACCGCCGCGAGGATGAATTGTAAACATACATTTTGCTTCTGCACCCGGCGCAGGATCAATATTAAATTGACTTACGCGACCATTAAATGCGTAGTAAACAATATTTGCGCCATCAACAGCAGCAATCACAAATGTACGATCAACAACCCCACTGTACGCATCACCGCGCATCAGCAGCAGGTTAGCGTCTGAAGGATTCCATGCGGCAGTAATTGACAAGGATGTAGGCGCAGACTGCACCGGGATTTTGTCGGATTGTCTTGCGCCAGCCACAGAAAAGTTTGCAACCCCATCATCCTGCCCGAATGCTGGAATCGCCTCAACGGGCAGCAGGTTACCAATTACAGCAATAGGCGATACGCTTGCCACAAGCGACAATTGCGCGACTGTTAATGGAGTTGGTGTTGCCGTTGGTTGGCAATATAGCGAAGCCGAAAAGCCCGGCAATACTTTATTTGGAAGTGCCATTTTTAATTCCTCAAAAAAGTTAAAAAGTTATTTTATGTCGGAATGTCCATTGTGCAATCCAGATAAATGGAATGTAAATTAATATCGTTTTCATATGTGTTGTACAAAAAATCAATATCAATCTTACTTACATAAAATCCACTTACCCCACCAAACTGCCCACTGTATCCATGCAATGCCTGTATTATCGTGTTTGCTATGCTGAATGCTTCTTGCAATGTGCCAGCATATATATTGGTCTGGAATATTGGTCTGTCTATTCCTTTGACCGATTGCGTATTGCCCGTATAAACTGGTTGATGAACATTACGCAAATTCCATGTTACAAATTTCTGTTGTGATGCAAAGTTTCGATTGAATGACCCGTATACAGGAACCGGCGAAACTGTCGATGTCAGTTGCGCTTGTATTGCTAGTGCGTAATCACTGACATTGTTTTGACCAGCCATTGTTTAAACCTGTGTTGATGGATCATTGTGATAACACAAAAACGTCACTTTCATTCTGTCGTTTGATTCCATTGCGCTATCAATTCGCCAATCTAATCCGCGCCAAACAATAGAATATAAATTCTGGTTGTCGTACATATCTCGCGTAAATGGTGTGTAATTAAAAGTTAAATTAATTATGCCAGCATACACTCGATATTTTTCTGTGATTCTTAAATCGTTTTTTACTTCTTTAATTTCTGCTTTGCTCTGAAACTTTAAAGTCTTTGTTGTTACCGTATCGCCATAAGCCGAAGTTGTAAACCCCAAAGTATAGACCTGTGCTTCCTCATATCTTGCAACCATTACATCACCAACGGTTTATATGGGCGCAGCAATACATCAATGCCCAATGGTATCTGTGCTCTTTCGCCGACTGTATCACCCACCGCAGACCTGCTGTTATACAAATGCGTAAACCAAAGCAGACCAGCTTGTTTAATAACCGGATATGTTGCAAATGGTGATGCCGCAAGTGTATACGTCACAATTACTGGCGAAGTCATTTGCGTGTTAATGCTTGTCGGCAGATCAGAGCAAATTACTTTGCGCCCTGTTGGATCGTAATAATAAGCAGATGCCGATACTGTTGTCAGCACCGTTGGTGTTGCATCGCTGTAATACTGAACGCTATTAATGGTCACGCCACCTTGTGATGTCTCAGGCAAATCCAATGACAATGGTGAACCGTACAAAGCAGAAAGACCATAATAAGATTTGTATTGCACCGTCACAATTGGCGCACCTAAATAATCTTCAATTGCCATGCGAATTGCTAGTTCAAGCGAAGTCAAATAAGTATCCTGACTTGTGTCAGAATACAAATTTAGCTGTTCCCGAATTTCGGATAATGTCAACCAACCCGTAGAAACATTACGATTTGTCTGTTCAAACCAATCGTAATTGAACGGGTTGCGCGTTGGCGCAAGTTGAGCGTATCCTAGTCCTGTCTCTTGAACTGGCATAATTAAGTCGCAATCAAACGAACACCGGCAAATGGATCACGCACAGTAGATACCATGCGCTTTTCAGCAAACATCGTTATAAAACCGGGCGCACTCTGTTCCATTGCCTGAACAGTCATTTCCTCAACATCAGCAATTGTCAAAAACTTTGACCAATCAGCAAGATAAATAGAAATATTACCTGCCGTTGTCCAAGCATCTAAATATGGATTTGGAATTACAGGCCAACCAAATACATTGACCACAGAACCGCCATTGTTTGTGCCGGTTTCCACAAAGTATGGAACATTGCCAGCCGATACCGCTTTGGTCAAAACATCAATCACAGATGGATGCATCATCCATGCGGTTGTCGGAGAATTCCAATATTGACCGGGCAGCGCAAGACGCATTTCTGACAGACTAGATTTACTTAAACCAGCAACCGTTGCCCCGACTGTGGCAATAGTATGCCGACCATTAGTAATTGCTGTGCCGCTTGTGCCAAAAGCCGATACAGCACCAGCACCGCCGGGATAACTATTAAGACCGCGCAAACCTAGTGTCGCGCCTGTGCTAGTTGTGGTGCTTCCTGCTTGATCGTTATTCAAGCCCATTGACGCGCCCTCAAGTTGCGCGAATTCCATCATCAAATCTTCAATGAGTTCGTTATTCAGTCCATTAACGTCTGACAATACCGCTGTGCGAATTGGCATCTGTGCGGTAATAACTCGCGTAGGCAACTGCCAAATCGAAGTGTTGATATTAGGTGATCCGGTATTAGGCGTGAATACATAACCCCACGGGTTTGTACTGTTTGCCGCATTACCTGTCTTAGCGACAAATTGAATGTCAGACATATTTGCGGTTTTAATTTGCCGCGCACCCAAACGATACGGATTGGCATATCGAAACGCTGCAAATACATCATCAAAGAAAGTTTGACCACCAACGCCAGAACCGCTGCCGGTAAGAGCAGAAGCCTCGCGCAAATCAATGGTGATTCTGTCGCCAGTTTCTAGCGTCTGTTTAATGCCGGAGAGTATTTTTTCGTTGGCTTTCATTTTTTCTGTTCCCAAATTTAGCAAAAAACCCCGGCAGCACACGCCACCGGGGAAGCCGCATCATTAGGTTGATGTGCCAGTAGAACGATAACGCACACCAGCAAACGGATTGACAACCGAAGTTGCAAGACGTTTTTCACCAAAGAAAGTGATGAAGCCGGGGAGAGTCTGATCGTATCGGCGCATGACCATCGACAGACGATCAACAGTAGTATGGAAGCGAGTCCAATCCGCAAAGTACATTGGGTACAGGCTATTAGTACCAGCCGATCCAGTGGTCAACTGCGAAGGTGTGTCGCAATACTTGTTGACGATAACGTCAAAGCCCAACAGCGTACCAACAATGCCATCTTCACGCGCCAGACCGTCAATGTAAACCGGGCGTTTTTGGTCATCAACCAGACCGCGAATCTGCTGAAGCAGAACCGGATTAATCATAAACTTGGCATCGGGTGTCCAGTATTCCTGTGGCAGCGAATAAACTAGATTTACAACATCTTTGTAAGAAATATTACCCGCCCCAACCGTATTGGCGTTGGTGGTAAGTTGGTCATAAGTTGCGAGCGAATGTAGACCAGTATTGCTGCCAGTACCGCTACTGCCAAAAGCTGCGGCAGTGACAGAACCGCCAGCATAAGTTGCAGCAGAACCAGCATACTGATCCAGACCGCGCAGACCATTTGTGCCGCCATAAGGATTAGTTCCAGATTGAGCCGCTTGGTCATTGTTTTGCACCATTGAGAGAGCTTCAGACTGAGAGAATTCCAGCAGCATATCCGACACAACATTTGCTTCCAGACCGTCGATGTCATCCAACGCAGCAGTACGAATTGGAAACTGCACATTAATATCTTGCAGAATCAACTGCCAAATGGTTGTGTCTTCAGTTGTGGTTGCGCCGTTGTTCTGGATGGTATAACCCCATGCTGCACCAGCGTTACCTGTCTTTGCACGAAACTGATATGAAGAACCATCAGTAGCAACTTGACGCGAAATTTGACGCATTGGATTAGCCAAACGCAACGGAGCAAATACTGGATCATAACTAGTGCGACCACCTTGATTGTTACCACCAGCGGTGAGTGCCGATGCTTCTTTCATGTAGGCATCGTATTCAGCAGCATCCTCAAACAGTTTAATTTCTTTTTCCATGCGGGAATTAGATTTATAAAACTGTGCAAGCGATTCGCGCACACGACGATTAACGTCAACTTGAATGCCTTTGTTTGGACGTACAATTTCAGGAACGCGAATTTGTGCAACCTTTGCTTCCAGTGCAGAAACCTTTTCAGCAAATTCTGCTTTAGCATTTTCAACAGCGGTAGAAACTTCAGCCACTTTTTCTGTGACCAGTGCTTCTGCTTTTTCTTTCAGATTCGATTCAATGGAATCGAGTTTTTCAATAATTTTATCCATGATTGTCCTTAGTTATTTCAAACGGGATTCCAGAGCTTTTAACAACTCGCGCTGTTCAAGTGCTGCCAGAATGTCATCAGCCGCACCCGATGTTGCCTCTCGCGTATCGGAGTTCGGTTCGGCAGTATCAGGTTTCGCATCTCGCTTGCCCATTGCCTTGCCAAATACGGATGCGGCTTTTGTCGCATCCTTTTTTGAAAAGCCCACTTCACGCAGTGCTTTTTCAAATACTTTTAAATCAGCAGAACCATCCTCGCGGAAATATTCCAACTTGCTGATATTAGCCATCGGATTGTTTGGTTGCATCACGATTGACACTTCTGCCAATCCACCTTTTGTGATGCTGAAATAACCGTCTTCATATGGATCACCAGAACCGACAGGAAATGGATTGCCTTGTTCATCAACAATCTGATATTCATCTGCATACGCGCCCACAGAAACACCGCCAACCATCATCGGCGATTCTTTCATGATGGTATATAGATCGCGCCCGTTTGTGGTGTTGGTATAAATCATGCCGCGACCAATCATGCCTTCGTCGGTGAATTCAAATTCATCCCATTGACCGACAGGCATTGATTGTTCGTTATGCTGAAAATACATCGGCAATGGTCTGCCAGCAGTGGCAAACTCTTTTGCCCATGCTTGAAACGGAGCAGCTTGATAATTGAACTTGCGACCGTCTGCGCCCTCACGCGCACCCCAAGTCGTTAGCATTGCTTCAATCTTGCCGCACATTTCGTCGGAAGATTCATCAGCCATGCGCCCTAATGCAACTTTTGATTCGAAAAAAAACGTCACGTTTTTAGTCATGAAATATCACCTTTTTTTGTTGCATCCCATTAGTTTGCAATGGTTTAATTTTGCGCCTACTAGCAGCCTGTTTTATTTTATCTGCGACTTGCTGTTGCTGTTGTCGCTTGCGATTTAGACTAGGTTTTTCCATTTTGCCCCGTCTTTCCGACTGAGCTTGTGTTGCCGCCGCCGCCTGTATCTTGTGGTGATGAACCTGCAATCGGTTCTTGTTTGCCGCCTTTATTAACTAGCGTTTTGGCAATCGTATCATCAATTTCTGACAAACCCAAATATTTTCTCGCTTCATTTGGTGTCAAAATTCCAGCGTTGACACCAGCGACAGAATAATTCATCTGGTCAAGTGGTGCGCCCTTCAGGAAATTATCTGTCTGAAATTGTATATATAAGTTTGGATAACCTTGTAACAAACTTACTTTTAGCTTTTGCTCTACGTTAGTCAATAATGGAGCCATTGTGCTTTTGTAGAATTCATCCAGCATTGTTTGCGTGTTATTAAATTTTGATTCGCCCACGCTAATCATTTGTGGTGGTACGCCAAATACGCCACAAATTCGTTTCATTGTTTGTTCTTTTAGCGCAGCAACATCAGCGTCTTGAATAGTCAACATTTCCACAGGCATATATTTCATGCCATTATCTAGCAGCATACCTTGACCGGGTTTTGATGGATCAGTTGGGCGCGATCCTGTTAGCTGTGACCAACCTTCCTTTAAACGCGCAGCAATTTCTTTGTACTTAGAATCAGGAATAACCTGATCGGTTACAAACATACCCGATGGTTTTGCGCCGTTCTGCATGACATAGTTTGCGTATAAATCAATGTCTTGATCTAGCCCTACCAATTCAGCCAACAACGTACCTTTGTTCCAGCCGCCCGACCCTTGCCAGCCCATTTCCATCATGTGCATGACCTGCCAATAATCCAATGGCGCATCTTTGGAAAATCCATAACTAGGCGTTGCAAGTCGATACATTGGGTATCGAGTTTCGGTTAGCTGTGTGGTAATTAGCGTTGCATCCAGAATGTACATTTCCAATGGCGTTTGATCCGACTTGTTCTGATCTTTGCGCCAAAACACTGTGTAGCATTCGCCAGCCATATCTAACCACATCGAAAACTGATACCAGAATTCGTATTGCGTTTGAAAATTATTTGGATTGGCTAGTAAATTCCAAACTTGCCGCGCCTTAATTTTGTCACGCGCACCGATGGATGGATCATGACAAGCGTCAACCAATTGATCGTTGGCGTTGTAGGCCATTACTTTTACAGGCAATTGCGACAATGCTCTAGCCTTAACCGCAAGGCATGACATTACAGTTGAATTGCGCGACAGTACCGACATGTCCACCGTTCGCCCTGCTTGCGTTGCGGAACTGGTGGTGACGTACAGCATTTGCTGGAATGCGGATTGCGATCCAATATTCCGCAGCACATTATTGCCAAGCGTAGTCTGCCCAAATAATGTATTGCTTTCGGATTTTGCGACAGACTTGCGTTTAAATATGTCTAGCATTCCCATGATTTCGCCTTAAAAAGTTCTGAAGCCATAACCACCATGATCGACCGGATGATCTAATGAACAGTGCATAGCAATAATTAGGGCGATAATACCATCAACTTTTGCGGATTTGTCTGCTTCATTCTTACGAATTTTTATGTTTCCGTTTACATCTTCATACACTTCGCAATTTCCCAACTGCCAACCAAGAAACGGATTGCCATCATGTTTTATATTTTTGCCTAAAATTAACTTTTCCAAATGTTTAGATGGATTGCTCAATACCGCCATGCCTTGCCCAACCTTTTTAACTGGCATTGCTTGATCGTGTAGCCGGGCAATTAAACTTGCCGCATTGTAAGCATCGTATCCAATCTCTTTCGGATCATACTTTGCGGATTGCTCACGAATATAATCAGATATTTCCCGATCATCCATAACATTGCCTTGCGTCAAATGCAATATGCCCGAATCGCAAGCGTTGCGGAATATATCCTGATAATGTTGTGGCACATAGTTTAATCCTTCTTCTGGCAAAAAGAATTTCCATTCGGCAAAATAGTCATCATCCGCATACCGCTTCAGCGTACACACCGCATTTAAATCTCGCGTTGCCGCCAAGTCAAAACCAATAAATACTGCTTCTGGTTCTCGATCATCTTTGTCAACAGCGCATAAATCCCAATGTGTGCGATCTAACCATGCGGAATTTGCACTTACAAAAACATTGAGAGTCTTGCAAAGAAATTCATTTAACGTTGCAGGTTTGTGTTTTGCTTCTTCTGCCCGTTGTTCAATTGCTTCTTGAAAAACTGTAATGCCATGCATGGGATTTGCCTTTGCCCATACTGCCGGTTCTTTCCAATCGTCTTGCGTATCCAAGCCATATAGCAGCCCAAACCAACGGGGATTGTCTGTTGCTTCACCCGATAGCATGGTTTGCATCATAAGCAAATCCTCATGAAACTTCGTATCCTTCGTAAAACTTGCCGTGGTGATATATATCCTAAGCGGATTTTTACGCGCCACCATACCGGAATGTAGAACCTCAATTGAATTCCTATCAATAATCTGTGCCGCTTCATCAATGATGGCGCATGATGGATTCATGCCATCGCCTGTCTTCTTATTGTCACGCGACAATGCTTTAAACATTGATTGCGAATCGCCAATCTTTGTAATGTGATTCTTTTGTACGTTGTACAAGTTTTTCATTTCAGTCGGCATTGATTCAATCAATCCTTTTGCCGATGTGAATACAATGCTTGCTTGATCCCGACTAGTTGCCAGCGTATAGACTTCTGACCCTTTTTCGCCAAAGATCAATTCATACAAACCCAGTACGGCAATCAGCGTTGACTTGCCAGCCTTACGTGGAATGAACACGATCACATCATTGACCATGCGTTTGCCTTTGTCTTTTTTAGACCAAAAGCCATAGATGCCGCAGATTAAAAGTATTTGGAATGGTTCAAGAACAACAGGTTGCCTTGCATATACGCCTTTGGCATGGCGCATGATTGAAGCAAACCGCAGGAAATGCTCTACCGCTTCAGGATGAAATTGCCATTCCCATTCGCGGTTTTCGATTTGATTGAGGAATCTTTGACAGGCAAGCAAAACATTGCGGCAAACAAGTATTTCGCCCTTTACTACTTGATTGGCATATACAACACCATCCTGCCATTTCATTGAGGATTCCAGCCCTTCAGAAAATCAGCCAATGGCGAAGTATCTTCCAATTTGTTTGCCGCCAGCCGTGACTTAGGCGTAAGGCCTAATTCGTTCATTAACTTGACGCAATTATCCATCGCCTTATTTGCAATGGTGATGTACGGGTTTGGCGCAAGTGTTTTGCCGCCATTCATTTCAATCACCAGCGGCATAGTGTCTTGCTGTTTACGCGCATCAACATAAACTTGCATCTGGTCTGCAAGCATTGTCAATGTGTGCCGATCCTGCTTTGAACCAATGCCGTAAACGTCAAACAAATAATCAGCAGTTTCTTTGACAAACTTTTCCCGGTTAAAACCATCGGGGTTGTCTGCCCATTCAGCAAACGGGATTCTCGCTTTTATTTTTTCGGGCAAAAGCATTCCCGCATTCATGCCCTTACTGCCATGAACCGCATGAACCTCTGCCGGTAATTTATGTGCCGCCATATATATTTCCTTGTTTACGGGCTTTCCTTTTTGACCACCCCATAGCTTAATTCTATATGTGGAAGATTGCA